CAATCTATGGTGAAAAGAGAAAAGAAAAAGGGTCAATTTATAGACCCCAAAAGTCACCCCTAAAATTGACCCCAAATTAGACCCCAAAAATAATGACCCCAATTAAAATTGGTTACCCAATTCCACAGATGAAAAGAGCGATTAATTTCGCTCTTTTTTAGTTTGGAAACCATTGTATTTCTTTAAAAGTTGGTGCTTCATCAGTGTTTCCTGTCCAATCACAAGTAATGACAAAGCCAAGTTTCTTATCATCTACATATGCGTATCCTTTTACTGCATAAGAATTATCTTGTTTAATCCAATCGAAATTTGAGATTTTATCTAATTCAGATATATTGAAATCTGAATGAATTGCGATTGCCATGTTTACCCAATCATATAAAGCTTCTTTTTCTGCTAGTGTCATAATAACAGTTCTAGGCATTCTAGTAACTGAACCATTTTCATAGAATACTGTTTCATCTTTTTTAACAGTGCTTACAGTATCATCTTTAATATTAAAAGTAATATCAGTGTCTATATATTTAATTGTGCAAGAATCCTCATCTAAATGAGTGATATGAAGTTTTGATTTTTTAATTCCTAGTTTTTTTGCAACTGATACAATAGATTTTACTTCTTTTTCCGGAACATCCCAATTTTCTGCTATTTCTTCAGTGTATGTAAGCTTTTTTTGTGGTTCACTAGGAGCAATAGCAATAATTGCATAAAAAACGACAATAATAATTGCACACCATAATAATATCTTTTTCTTCTTACTTCCACCTTTTTGAATAGGTGGTGTTTTAGTTTTGTTCCGCATTGTCTAATTCCTTAATGATTCCATAAATGAAATCTAATAACCTTTCCTTTGTTTCTTCACTTGATTTTAAGTAAGCCTTTATAAGTGGCTTTTGGTTTGGGTTGATTTGGTATTCTTCTATGAGTTCGTCAATAGTGTTATCCGGCAATTCTAGAAACATATTGCCTTTACCCTCAGTTAGCCAAAAGTAATCAACATTATATTCTTTACAGATTAATTTGATTGTTTGGTCACTAGGATTGTTTACACCTTTTTCAAGGTGGTTAACACTGCTTCGAGTTATACCAATCTTCTTTCCGAATTTCTCCATGCTTAGGTTCAAGTTAGACCTAATCGCATATATTCTTTCTCCGATTGTCAAAGTACAAAACCTCCTTCATATACATGATATCACGTGAAAATAAAAAATGTATATCAAAGTTACAAAAAACGCTTTACAAAGTAGAGCTAATTTACTATAATGTGTATGTAAGTTACAAAACATTACAAAATATTACAAAACATGGAGGATACAAGAAATGAAAACAATGGATGAGGTTTTTAATGAAAGACGTAGACAGATTGAAAGGTGTAGAAAAATTTGTGGTTCATTAAATGAAGGTTTAAGTACACCTAGATATACGTATCGGTATGATGATTGTGAAAGCGGTTTCACTAAGTTCTATTTTATATTAAATACGGGTGCTGAAATGTTGGTTAGAACCGTTAAGAACGAGTTTCTAGAAACAGATGAAAGTAAAATTCTTTCGGACTACAGTCCATGTCGTGAACAATTATTGTTATGGAGTATTCAAGGACTGTTATAAAAGTAGAAAAGAGGAACAAGAAATGAGAAAAGAAATTGAAAAGTTTCTAGTAAGAGTGAATTGGAAAATTGAAAGCAAAAAGCGTTCAATTGAACAAGAAAAAGAATGGCTTGTTAAACAAGCTCAAAGAGTGAATACAAATTGCGCAAAACTATCTTGCGAAAGAATTAAACAACTTGAAGATGAAATACTAATTCACGAAACATACAAATACGAATTAGAAGCAATTTTAAAATGGGAGGATTTAAAAAAATGAGTTGTATTCAAGAAATGAAATCATTGTATATAAACGATTCTTACAAAGGCAAATGTTACAAATGGAACACGGATGATTTATTAATGTATTTATATGTTGATGAACGAGTTATAGCAATCCCATTGAAATATGATGTGAGTTTAAAAGAAACAGACAATCGTATTGATATTAAAGTATGTCGAAACTAGCCAATAGGCTAGTCTGCTAGAGATGACCTACTAGCACTGATGATGACAGGTCATGGAGGTGAAACAATACTAGATAAGAGAATTTTCGAAGCTCTAGGCTTACTTGAAAAGAAAGGCTATGAGCTATCTGAATTCGATAAAGGGTATATCGCTTGTATCCTTAACGAATCCAAAAAAGAAGAAAAGAGGTGAATGAAATGACTAGAACGTATCATGTAACCTTCGATGTGACTGCAAATGTCACATTCGAAGTTGAAGCACATGATGAAGTTGAAGCGCAAGAAATTGCGAATCAATTGAATGTTAGAGATTTGGATGAAGTGAATAAAATCAATACTTGTGAATCTAGAATGGAGGTGTATGCGTGTGATTATTAATTACAAAGCCTTATTAGATAAAGATGATTTAATTTCATTGTTTGAATGGGGTAATTTATCAACAGGAGGGCAACGAAACAACGCAAATAAGGTTATGAAATCAATTCGTGAACAATACAAAAAAGACAATGGAATTGATTGGAAAGACACGTTTATTTATAAGAATGTTTCACAAAATGTTATTCCAACAGAAACATTCTTAAAATGTTGTCCGGAATTTAAAAAAAGCTTTAGGAGATAAAGATATGCAAGACATTAGAATGAACACAATACAGGAAGATGAAATGGAGTTGAGCATTTATCCATTTAATCCAAAACGAATACATTTAAGCAAGGAAGAAAAAGAACTTTTAAGAGAAAAAAGGTATCAAAAAAGAATCACAAATTGCGTGAATGTAATTCTAATTACAACAATCGTGATTCTACTTATTTCAATAGCTTGTTTGGGTAAGTCGTATGCAATGTTATTTCTATAAAAAGAGGTGCGCACCCTACAAAAAGCACGCACACACAAGAAATGACGTTCTTAAATTAAGAACACATACATTATAGCAGAAAAAAAGGAGAAACGGAAGAATGGAAGAAAAGAAAATGAATGTATATGAAAAGCTATCTCATATACAAAACGAAATGAAAGTGGGGAAGAATCAATATAACAAGTTTGGTAAATATAGTTATAGGTCGGCAGAGGATATCTTAGCAGAAGCAAAAAAGATTTGTGTTAAGTATAGAGCAACTCTAATCCTTACAGATGAAATTGAAGTTATTAAAGATAGATATTATGTTGTGGCAAATGCAATCTTAAACGATTGGGATTCAAATGAATCAATTGAAGTGAAAGCAATGGCTAGAGAAGAAGAAAACAAAAAAGGAATGGACGCTTCTCAAGTAACAGGTTCATGCAGTTCATATGCTAGAAAGTATGCGTTAAACGGTTTATTCAACTTAGATGATACAAAAGACGCAGATACAGATGAGCAACATGAAGCCATTCAAAATGCACAAACAAAGCAACAGAAATCAGAAAACAATGACAAGTTAAATGAAATTCGTATGAGGTGTTTTAAGGCACAAAATGAATTACAGAAGCTAGGAATTGATACACATTCAGAAGCGTTTTGCGAGCATTTAAAAGCCGAATATAAAATCAGTTCACAAGATATTCCTAATCTAAATGGAAACGGTCTAGTGGCATTAATTAAAGCATACGGAGCTATTTACAAAGAAAATGCGAAAGCATAAGGAGGAAAGAAAAATGGAATTAGTAAACGTAACAAATGGACAAATTGAAATTCAAAAGGAAGCACTGAACAAATTGAAATCATTTCAAGAATACAAAAAAGAAATGGATAAATTAGAAAAAGATATTAAGAAAAATATCTTAGAAGCAATGGAAAAGAACGGTATCAAATCATTTGAAAATGATGTTGTGAAAATTGCATATGTAGAACCATACACAAGAACAACTATTGATACAAAGTTAGTGAACGAATTAGGTCTTATGCACCAATTAGCAAAGGAAACACAAGTTAAATCTAGTGTTAAGGTAACTTGGAAATAAAACGAGATAAGTCAATTTTGCAAAAAGACATGTCTAAATGTTATGTATGTGGTTCTACTTTAGATTTACATACACATGAAATATATTTCGGCACTGCAAATAGAAAGAAATCAATTGAGCATGGTTGCTATGTACGTCTATGTGCTAGACATCACAATATGAGTAGTGAAGGAGTACATTTCAATCACAAATTAGACATGAAACTTAAAAAGGAATGCCAAAAGGCATTTGAAGAAGTACACACAAGAAATGAATTTATGAAGATATTTCATAAAAACTATCTATAGGAGGTAAATATGCATTCATACAATGTTATCACGAATCAAGAATCATATCCTAGAGAAATTTATTATTCTCAAGCTAAAAGGATTGAGGATTTAGAAAATTACATCATGGATGAGAATTTCAATCCGTATCAAGATTCATGGACGGATGTTAATAGAATGAAAGAGCTAGGAATTACAGAAGAGCAAATGGAACTTTTCAGAATTCAAAAATTTGAAGAAATGGAGCAAATGAGATTTTGAAAACAAAACTAATAGGTAACTTCATCCGAAAATCAAGAAATGAAGATGGAAACCTAGAAATAACATTTGAATTAACTGAGCCAATATATGAATATTACGCTCAGACACTAAAAAAAGGGGCATACAGTGTAGTTATAGATTCGGTTAAACATTTACGTACACTTAAACAAAATGACCTTATGTGGGGCTTAATTGGAGATATATGTAGCAATGAAAACGCAAGCCATAGAGACACGTGGGATATGTACTGCGAGTTTTTGAGAATGGCAAAGCAAAAATATACATATGTTTTAGTCGTTAAAGAAGGCTACGACGATTTATGTGTTGCGCATGGAGTTAGAGCAGTACAGGCGTTAGGTACAGAAACAAGAGATAACGGAAAAGAATTTATAAAATGTAGAGTATTTATAGGTAGTTCACGGATGAATACAAAAGAAATGGGAAATTTAATTGATTGCATATTATATTATGCAGAACAGTTAGGAATCAACACTAAATACTACTTAGATGAAGGAATCAAGGTGGAAGAAAATAAAATTTGTAATTAAAGGAAAGCTAGATGGATTGAATGAATATATTAATGCTTGCAGAACAAATCGGTACAAAGGAGCAGAAATGAAGAAAAAGAATGAGCGATTAATTATGGCTTATATCTTACAGGCAGTAAACTTCGGTGAAATTTACGAAGTTAAGAACTACCCAATTAAATTAAATATTAATTGGTATGAACCGAATTCAAGGCGTGATGTTGATAACGTAACATTTGCAACTAAATTCATTCAAGATTCATTAGTTAGAACGGGAATACTTGAAGATGATTCAAGGAAATACATTAATCAAGTGAATCATACAGTATTTACAGATAAAGAGAATCCAAGAATAGAGGTAGAGATTTTATGAGAGAGCAAGAAATGGCAATAAATGTAGCAAAACAAATTTATTTTGATAATATAGAGAATTTTTACAAAATTGCAAATGAGCGAAACGAAAACGCAAGCGCAAATGATTTATTTAACGAAGCAGAAACATTCAGACAGATAACGAAACAGTTTATATTAAGAGCTAAAACAATCTGCTCGTATACACGTGAGAAATTAAATGAAGTAAGAGTTATATGTATTTACAGAGGACTTGAAGAAGAAGGATATATAAGCGATACGCAATTTATAGAATATCTAAAATACACCGACAAGATTATTGATGAAATTCTAAAGCAAGTCGTAGTGCTTGGAGGTGAGCAAAATAGCAGTAATTAGAATTATTAAGAACAAAAACTATACAGTGATGAGCAATACACATTTAAAAGATAAACGCTTATCACTAAAAGCAATAGGCTTATTAAGTGTTGTTCTTAGTTTACCGGATAATTGGCATTATACAGTGAATGGATTAGTTGGAATTGTAAAAGACGGTGAAAGAGCAGTAAATGGGGCATTATCTGAATTAAAGGAAAATGGATATTTAAGAATAGAAAAACTTTATCCAAATAAAGAGGGAAGAAGTAAAATTGAATATCAATATATTTTCAGTGAAACACCTCAAGACCTACAAAATGTAGGTCTACATAATGTAGGACTACAAGATGTAGGTTTACAAAATGTAGGTACTTATAAAAATACTAATAAACCAAATACTAATAAATTAAATACTAATAAACAAAGTAAACATAAATATGGAGAATATTCACACGTGTTACTTACAGATAAAGAACACACACACCTATTAGATTTATATGGTGATTCATTAGATGAGCATATAAAGATATTAGATGAATATATTGAAACGAGTGGAAAGAAATATAAAAATCATTCACTCGTGATTCAGAAGTGGGTACATGATGAATGGACTAAAAGAAATAAAGATAAGCCTATCACACTTGATTCAAAGTTTTACGCAGAGCAAAGCACAAAGACAGATAAAGAAGTACAAGATGAATTTAATAGGCTTAGAGCACAACTATTTGGAGCATAAAAGGGGTGAATAAATGGAAAAAATACAGATTTTAGAACTGTTTGGAGGTATCGGTTCTCCAAGATGTGCGTTAAGAAATATTGGAGTTCCAGTTAAAGCTATCGATTATGTAGAAATAGATGAAAAAGCAGTTCGTTCTTATAACGCAATGTTTGAAGATGAATTAGCGTATAAAACTCAATCTGTAGTAGGTTGGAATTTAAGACCAGACATTTTGATACATGGAAGTCCATGCCAAGATTTCTCGATTGCAGGGAAACAAAAAGGAGCGGATGAAGGCTCCGAAACTCGTAGTTCATTGATGTGGGAAACAATTCACATCATTCAACAAATGGGAGTATGGAAGCCTAGATATGTAATTTGGGAAAACGTGAAAAACGTATTGTCAAAACACATGATTCATAACTTCAATCGTTATTTGAAAGAAATGGAAAAGATGGGATATACAAATTCGTTTGAAATATTAAATGCAAGAGAATTTGGATTACCGCAAAACAGAAATAGAGTGTTCACAGTCTCGATTTTAGGAAATGAATATTTTGAATTTGATGATTTAATCAGAACAAAAGAAAAGAATATCAACGATTTTTTAGAAAAAACATTTGAAGATAAATACGTAGTTCGACAAAAAAAGTATGTTAAAAAAAAATTAAATCTAAAGATAGCAGCTTTAAAGTGAAAGTGATTAAAGATTATTGCGATACGATAACGTGCAAACAAGTACGCAGTCCAAACGCAGGTGTAATTAGATTAGATGATGGAAGATATAGATATTTGACGGAACGTGAATGTTGGAGACTTCAAGGATATACGGATGAGGACTTCGATAATGCAGCAAGGGTCAATCCAGGAAAAGAAGGATGTATGAATGGTGCGTTGTATAAGCAAGCTGGTAATTCAATACCTGTTCCAATCTTTGAAAGTATATTCCGAAAGATAATACTTAATCAAACTGATATGAGTAATAAAGGAAACAGATTATTTTGAGGTGATTAAATGATTAATTGGATTTGTGGAGCTATATGTGGAAGTGGTGCAACACTTCTTCTATATAGCCTAATGGTAGGAAAAAGGATTCAAGAAGAACAGGATAAAGCTACGAAATGTATCTTCAAGTATGAAGAATACAGAAGAAGAATCAGAACGCTTGAATATCAAAACAAAGAACTAGAAAAAAGAATAATAGAATTACAAACGAAGCACGGTGAAGTCGTAAGCGTTGAATATTATTCGGATTTTGATGAGGTGAAATAAATGGATTACTTAAAGCCAAAAAAAAGAAGAAAAATGTAATAAATGCAAATATGAATATTTATCAGAATGTGAACATCCTTGTATCGTGTGCAGATGGAAAGTTAAAGAGAGAGGTTTAGCTTTTTTTGGAAAGTTGAGTTATTTCGAACCTAAAGAAGAAAAAAATGATGATGAAATCGACATGGTCAATCATCCTCAACATTACAACAGAGATGGAGCAATGGAGTGTATTGATGAAATGATAGCAGTATTTGGAAAAGATATTGTCGCTTGTTTCTGCTTGTGCAATGTATGGAAATATAGATACAGAGCTTCAGATAAGGGACATGAAGAGGACTTATCTAAATCTGACTATTATATGGATAAGTATAAGGAATTAATTACGGGACGCAGTGTATTAGGCTTTGAAAGTGTTATGGAACTTGAAGAATTAGAAGATATTGTAAAAGAAAAATTAGATAAATTGTATTTAGAAAGAGAGATTAGAAGGCATGACAAGTAAAGAATATGGATTGATTAAAGAAATGTTGCATAAGCAAGCAGAATTAGATAAATCAATTATGAGTGCATACGGATTAACTGAAATTGATGAAGAGAATTTAAGAATGGCTATCCTTGATGAAGTAGGCGAATTAACACACGAACTTAAAGGAGATTGGTGTTGGTGGAAAAAGACTCAAGCACCTGTTGACGATAAAAAAGTTTTAGGAGAATTAATTGATGTTTGGCATTTCGTTTTAAGTTATCAGAATCATTTCAATGGTGGTGAAAATGGAATTTTAAATGCTTTAATGTTTATAAGAAATTCAGATAATATATTCAAGCTTTTAATGACTAATGAATATAAGTTAAGTGAAACATTGACTGATTTAGCTACATGGAATATTCATAAAATGGAAAGATTAATTGCAATCTCAGAATACTTAGGTTTCACAATTGAGCAAGTATATGAATGCTATTGTGATAAAAATAAAATCAACTATCAAAGACTAGAAAGTGGGTACTAGGCATGTGGATTAGAAGCCAAGATGGAAAAATTTTAATGGATTGCGACTTTTTCGCAGTTGAAGAACACGGCGTTAAATATGCAGTGATTACATTAAGTGGCAAAAGTGGTATAAGCGTTAATTTAGGTACATATACTACTAAATATAAAGCTTTAGTAGTTTTAAATGATATTCAAGAATGGTACGAATGTTCATACGGTGAAACATTCCAAATGCCACAAGATGAGGATGTGAAATTATGACGTTTGATGAATTCAAAGAAATTAGAAAAAAATACAATCTTTTAATAACATTCAATGACAATATTGAAGCTATGTCAAAAGAGGAATACGAAAATCTCGTAAATAACTTAATTGAATCAATTGAAGATATGTACAATGATGATTCAAATGAGGAGGATGATTTTTAAATGGAAGAAAAAGAATTATTAGAAAAAAACAGATTCACAGAAGAAGAGTATAAAAAAAAGGTTAAAGAACAATTTAGACAAATGCTTGAGGATGATTCAAAAAAAGAACAAGAATTAATTATGAAGAAACTGAGAAAAAAGCAAAACGCAAGTTTGAGGAAACTAAAGAAAATGGTGCGAATCAAAAAAGAAACTGATGAATTTGTTAAAAAAGCTAAAGGAGCAAGAACAATGATTAAAACAAGGATTGAAGAAGGACTTGATTCTTTAATTGAAATGTACACTATAGAAATTGATGATGACACAGAATGTCTAAAAAAGTATAAAGATGAGTTGGAGAATGTTTTAAAAGAATCTGACTGCTTATCAGAAGTTGATAATAGCAGAATATGTAGTTTGCACAAAATTGTAGAAAGAAAGGCAAACCAAATCGCTTTGAAGAAAGAATTTTTACTCAATTTAAATTGTATTAGAGAGGCAAACGATGATTGAAGAAAGAATTGATAAATTAATCATCGTTTATCAAGCAAGAATTAGAATGGAAAATAAATTCAGAGATGAAGAGCTTGAGGAATTGAAAGTTAAAATCTTAAAAGATTCGTTAGTTAGTATAGAAGATAAATACACTGATTTAGCCCAAAGAATAGACCATCGTGAAAAAGAAATACATAGAATGGAATATTTTATGAATGAATTGAAATTGATAAAAAAGGAGATTGAAAATGAATAGCAATAAAAAGTTTAACTGCAAATGAGTTAAAAGCAGTGCAACAACAGATGAAGGAATCGGGGTGGTCATGATGAGCACAATAGAAACATTTGAAGAACTCGGATATAAGAAGAATGTAGGAAATGGGAAAATAACTTATTCGCAAGATTTTGGAAGTGGATATTTTGAAATCATATTTGATTTATCAGAAAACGAAATTGAAATAGAAACTAATATGGAAGTTGTAATCGAAGATGATTTATTACTAGCGATTAATCAACTATGTAAAGAATTGGGGTGGATTTAATGACAACAAAAGAAGAATATGAAAAAGCATTAAAAGAAATGAATGACGCTTTTTACGGTATTACTTTTTTAAACAGTCAAACGAGAAGATTTGACGACAATTTAAATCTTTTACGTGAATTAGTAAATGAACATTTTGAAGAAAAAAAAGAGTCTAACCTTGAACATTATAAAGAAGAAATCAAAAGTGCAGGCTATGATTTTGCACTAGTGAATGGAAAACCAACAACGTGCAAATGGATTTTGTGTGACCAATGTTTTTTCAACGATAGGATTTTATGCGCTAAAAAGAGAATTGAATGGATGTTAAAACCATTTAAGCGAAAGTATAAATTAACTCAGTTTGAATATGATTTATTACAAAGTTATGCAAGTGGATACAAGTTTAAAGATATAATGCCTTTAATCGTAATGAAAGAAAAAGGGTATTTCAAAGACATTAATAAGGATGAAAAAATTACAGATATTTTATGGAATTGTGGGGTAATAAAAAATGATTAATGTAGCAGTAATAGTAGGACATCTAACTAAAGATGTTGAACTATCAAAAACACAGAACGGAAATAGCGTAGCAAAGTTTACGGTAGCAGTAAATGGATACAATGATACTACAGATTTTATTAATTGCGTGGCATGGAACAAACTCGCAGATATTGTAAATATGTATTGCAAGAAAGGTGATTTAGTTACAGTAGAAGGAAGAATCAGTGTTAGAAATTATGATAATCAACAAGGACAAAGAATATATATCACTGAAGTTGTAGCTAGTAATGTACAATTACCGCCTAAAAACGCTTCTAATGGGCAAAATTACAATCATAATGTAAATACATATCAACAACCTAATCAAGCATATAACAACACTTACGGCGTTCAAAACACATATACGCAACCTAGTTTGACACAACAAATTGCACAACAAGAATATAACGGTGAAAGTGATTTAGATATTGCTTCAGATGATTTACCATTCTAGGAGGTGGTTTTAATAGAAATGAATTATGAAGAAAGGATTAAAGAGTTAATTTCAAAGAATAATAAATTAGGAAGGACAAATATTAAGCTTAATCAGACTATAAAAGAAAGAAGCGAAACAATTCATACTCAAGCTAAAGAAATCAAGAAATTAAGAAGTGAAGTTGGCGAATTAAAGGATAGATTGTATAAGGTATACAGTTCATGAGTACATATGAAGATGTAAAACGACACTTCTTGTGTGAATGCCAATCATACACATACTATGAGCAAAAGATAGCAGAGCTACAAAGGGATGAAGCTATTTATCCTTTAAAAGCCGAGCTATTCTTGGCTCATGCAGATTATGCAAGAAGAATGAACTATGTAAAAGACAAATTAAGCCAACTTGATGATACGACTCGAGCCATGATTGAGTATAGATATATAAAGGGATTCAGTGCAGAAAAGACATCTAATATTGTAGGTTATGCACGAGAAGAAATTCCAAGAAAAATAAACAAGAACTTAAAGAAAGTGCTCACAATGTGAGCATTTTTTCATGTAATAATTGTTTTAGCAGGATAGAGCAGTAGTAGCTCGTCGGTCTTATTAGCCGAAGGTCGAACGGTGCAAATCCTTCTCCTGCAACCATGATTACAAAGCCTATCAGTAAGTCCTTCCCAAATTAGATATTAAATACCAACAATGGCATACAATTAGGCTTTGATATATTACCGAGCGTTTGTCTCGGTTCTTTTAATAATAAGGAGGAGAATATGGGTTCAAAAGAATTTCAAGAATTAGCAATGAATGCAGTATTTCGAGTAAACCCAAATATTGCAATCAGTGAAATGTTCGTTGTATGGATGGTTAAAGTACTTCAAAACAATAAAGCATTGATTAGTGCTATGAGCACGGATGATTATTATGAAGTAACGTATAACGGCGATAAAAATGAATTATACGTTGATGAATACAAGGGTGATAAAACAGAAACTATTAGATTAAAGATTGATGACATCGCACATTACGAAAAGAATGCACCACAAAGTTGATTTGGAACATTGCACACCAAAAATATTGAGTGATAAATATAGAAAGGGGATGTAATAATAGCGAATGGAAAAGTTGGAAGACCTAACAAGGATTTCGACAAAGAAGAATTTGAAAAATTGTTAGCTATTCAATGCACGCAAGCAGAAGTATGCTACTTTTTTAACACGACAGATAAGACATTATCAAATTGGTGTAAACGTACATATGGAACTGATTTCTCCGAATGTTTAAAAAGGTTCGGCGCACAAGGAAGAATTTCGTTACGAAGAGCGCAATTTAAACTTGCTTCAAAGAGTCCTGCAATGGCTATTTTCTTAGGAAAACAATTCCTAGGTCAAACTGATAAGGTAGAAACACACTTTGACGCTTCAGAAGTAAATGCAATTAATAAAGCTATGATTACAGATGTAGCAAAAGAAAGAAGAATTGAAGATTTTGAATAAGCCTGCGCCTTTTAATCAAAAGCAATTAGCTTATCTTAAAAGAACATTTGATTCATGGCTTAATGTGTTAGAAGGTGGGAAACGTGGAGGAAAGAACGTACTCAACACATACGCTTTCTGTATAGCGTTAGAAACACATCCGGATAAGTTTCATTTAATAGCAGGAACAGATACATCATCTGCACGTGTAAACATTGGAGATTGTAATGGATACGGATTGCAAAACTACTTTGCGAATAGATTCAAGGTAGGGAAGTATGAAGGTAAAGATTGCTACTACATCAACACAAAGGTTGGCGAAAAGGTTGTATTCTTTGCCGGTGGTGCTAAGAAAGGCTCAGAGAATGCAATACATGGATATTCATACGGCATGGCTTACATTACCGAAGCAAATTTATGTTGCATTGAATTCTTACAAGAAGTAATGGATAGAACGATAGCTTCAAGCAATCGAAAGATATTTCATGATTTAAACCCCAAAGGCAAGAATCATTGGTATTACATAGATTTCTTAAAGTATCATGAGGAGCAACAGAATAAAGATTCTACATATGGTTATAACTATGGGCATACCACCTTAGTTGACAATTATTCTTTAAGTGATGAGCAGATAAGAACGGTCTTGAAATCATACGATAAGAATAGTGTTTATTACAAAAGAGATATAAAAGGACAAAGGGAAGAAGCCGAAGGACTTGTATTCCCTTATTTTGCTAATGACTGCAAACCTTACCTATTCAAATATCAACATTTAAAAGAGAAGATGAAAGAACAAGGAAAAAGGTTCAGTCATTTAATCATAGGAGTTGACTTTGGAGACAATGGCTCGAAATATTCTTGGCATTTAACAGGATTCACAAATGATTGGGATTATATGTGGGCACTTGATGAAGGAGATATGGCAAAGTCAAATGCAATAGACGCAACAAAGTTCTGCAAAGCATTTGTAAGATTCTATAAGCGTTGTATTGAATGTTACGGATATGTAGAATGGATATTTCCGGACAGTGCTTCTAATACGTTGATAAACACGCTTAGAGCTTATTTTTACGCCGAAGGATTAGACGGAAGTATAATTGCACCGGTCAAGAAGAATGAGCTTACAGACCGTCCTATAACGGTTGATAGCTTACTTGTTACAGGTAGATTGAAAATAGAAGAACATTGTAAGAACTTAATAAACGCATTGAGCGAATTAGTATGGGATGAAAAGAAAGACATTCCAAAAGATGAGAACGTAAACAATATCAATGATGATTGGGATTCGTTCTGCTATACATTTATCACACATAGTGGATATATAGATTTAAGGAGGTAAGAAATAGAAACATCTAACACACGTAGACCGTGGTTTCAGAATTACCTAAACGATAGAGGGTATTATGTAGATACAAATGCAATTGAGATTATTGAATTGTGTAATAAGTGGTATACAAATACCGAAACAGAATTTCATACGGCATATACCTTGAACAATGAGGAATACACGTTGGATAAGACAGACTTTGCAAAGCGTTTATGTGAGGATGACGCAAATCTCATTGAAATCCTAGATATAAACGCAACCGAGGACAGTGCCACAAATGACATTATTTCAGACATTCTAAACAAGAATAGGTTTGATGTAATGTACAGGAAACAAGTTGAGCAAATGTCTGCAAATGGTACGGTAGGAGCTTATGTAACGGTATCAAATGCCGAGATTTATGAAGATGGTACATTCAGTGGAGGAGAAATCAGAATCAATTATTGTGATTCAATGAATATCCTTCCATTAACTGTTATCAATGATGAAATTGTGGAAGTGGCTTTCGTTGGAGTAAATTATGAGAAGTTAAAAAAAGTATATGTGATGGTCATGTTCTTAAAAGGACAAGACGAAAGATATATTGCAGAAACACATTACTTTAAAGATACAGGCGAAGAAATAAAAGACCGTGCTCAAATTGTTCAATTAGATGTAGTTAAGCCGTTTGCAATTATGAGAAACGCAAAGGTAAACAACTTACAAATGCAAGGTTACGGCTTACCGAAGATTTGGAGCGCAATTGCTCCACTAAAAACAATTGATTTAACAATGACAATGTGGAATCGAGATTTGTTGAAATCAGATAAAATCGTTCTTGTGAATGAAGCATTAATGCAGAAAGACAAGGATGGAAAAGTAAAACAGAATCCACAATTAAAGAATATCTTTGTTCAGTTAGGTAGAGATAAGCTACCGGAAGAAAAAGCTTTATGGCAAGAATATAATCCGACAGTTAGAACGGCAGAAGTTGTGCAATCACTAGAAACGGCGTTAAGTATCTTATCAATGATGTTTGGATTCGGTACAAAGAAATACACGTTTGAGAGTGGAAGAATTGTGACGGCTACAGAATATATCGGCGAAAACCAAGACGCAATGAAGGAAGTAAATGCACAACGTAAAGAATCTACGGCATATATTCAAGATATTATTCAAGCAATAGCGTACTTCTATGAATTGACACAAGGCAGAAAGCTTAATATCAATTCATTAGACATTGCTATTGATTATGACGATACATATATCGAGGATAAACAAAGCACGGCACAAGCGTTAAGGAATGACGCATTAACATTTGATATTCCAAGATTGAAGATTATGTACTTTATGAAACAATACGGTTTCACAGAAGAAGAAGCAACGGAGTTATTAAATGAAGAAATTCAAGATGATGGAGAGGGGGATGACGAAGAATAGCAACTACATATTTTCCATTTGTATCAAGAAATGGCGATAGATTAGTCTTATATGACGCTTTCAGAAGATTGTTCTCAAGTTACTTCACAAATGGAGTGTTCGTAGACGATTCTAGTTCAGACCATTTAAGAGTTGAGAAAGCTCAAGGCTTAACGCTTACAGTTAAGGCAGGACGAGCAAATATTAATGGAGCGTTCTATTGGCAGAAAGATGACGAAACCATCACACTAGAAAAGAATAGTGCTACTAAAAGCTACAATATTATTCTTAGGTTGAATGATAATGACGCATACAGAAACATTTCCTTAGTAGCAAGTGATATTAATAGTGGAATTACAAGAAGCGGTTCTATTTATGATTTAGTATTAGCTACAGTTACAGTTGAAGGAAGCGCAAGTGAAATCAAAGGCTCAAGTATCACTGATACAAGGTTAGATTCAACACGTTGTGGAGCAGTTACAAATGCCATAAAGAGTGTTGAAACATTAGATTTATTTACGCAAATGACCGAACTATTCAAAGAAGTAAAAGAGCAGAATCAATCTGAAATGAGTGCAAATGAAAATGAATTCAATGAATGGTTCGCAAGCGTAAAAGATACGTTGGATTCAAATACCGCAGGTAAGTTAATGAACCGAATTGCAAATGTAGAACAAATGCTTATGAATAACCATTTCACTACGATTCTATTAACAGAAGATGGAACACTAGTGGATGAGAACGGTCATGAAATACTAGCCGATTGGGCGTATGAAGTTGAGTCGGGTGAAGTAGGTACAGATTGGACTTACAAGGTGAAATAGAGGAGGTATATATGAACATTATTGAAGTTGATGTAGGAAAGACAAAGCTATTTAGCATTGGGCAACAATACAATAGCAATGCGTTAGTGATTCATTTTGTAAATTTACCGAATCAAAAGAATAAATACATCTATTATAAGATTGATGATATTGAAGAAGAAATTCCTTTAGTAAGCGATTTATTTATCGTATCTAGACCATTAATGCTTCACAGTGGAGAAGTTAAAGCTCAAATCATCACACGTGATGAGAACAATTCAATAATTGAATTAACAAAGAACTTCACAATGCGAATACAACCTAGCAATTACAGTGGAATCGGCGAAGACGAGAACTACCCTGATGACCCAAATATCAAGAACTACTATGTTAAAATTGACGGAAAAATTCAGTCAATGGATGAATTGATTGCTTTAGTACAATCTAAATTGGATAAAGGAGAATTTGTAGGCGCTCAAGGTCCGAAAGGTGAAAAAGGAGAACCCGGTGATGTAACTGAGGAATACAAAAATCTAGCGAATCAAGTCGCGCAAAATGCAACAAACGCTCAGAAGATTTTGGATGATACGAAAGAATTTGCGAATCAAACAAAAACAGAATTGAATCAAATTAAAACTGATACAAGTGCATTAAAAGATGAAGCTAATACAAGCGCAGTAAATGCGAAAGCTTCTGAAACAAAAGCAAAAGAATATGCCGACAATTTGCAAGCATCCACTGATGATATTAGTAAACTAAAGGAAGATTTAGATAACCTGCGAGAGATAGAGTTTTATCCAAATCTTCTTAACAAGGCAGAGTTTATTGCTGGTAAACAGATGGTTACAAGTGCAGGTTCTACCCCAGATGACCTTGTAGATAATGAGAATACAACCACAACCAATATTATTAATTGTGATGGCGATGAATACTTTGAAACTAATCTACCTAATGGTCACACGGTAATTCTTGCGTATTTTTGGTATCAAGAAAAATGGTATAGAAGCCAATTTATTTCTACATTAGAAACAGAAGGTGACCATTATAAATTTAAAATAAATGCACAAATGAAAAAGATACGAATATACTGTACATCTAATATGATGCCTGCTAATCCAATATTAACAAAACAAGGTGAATATGACGAAAGTAAACCAGAGTTTTTTCCAAAAGGAAAAATTAAATTAACGCCTAGCGGATGTGTAGGATATGATAACTTAGACGAGGATACTAAGCAAAGAATTAATAATAAAACTAGCAACTATTCAGAATATATTCCATTTTACGGTAAAAAAATTGTAGGAATTGGAGACAGTATTATGGTTGGTATTAATTCAGATGGCTCTGCTATCATAGATGGAATTTGTGAAAATGGTTTGCCGTGCACAGACCAAGGATACCAAATTAATAGTACAGGTGGATTTCTAGGTGAATTAAGAAAAAAATATCCATCTATTAATGTAGTAAATATGGGTGTTGGTAGCACTACGATGCAAAGGAATGATAATGTTAATGTAAATAAAGTTTATAAATGTATAATGGATAGAATTGATAATATACCAGATGATGCAGATATTATCATCCTTGAGGGTGGTATAAACGATTTCTTTCATGCTAGTAAAGGATGTGTGTTAGGAACGTATAAAGATAGCTTATATAAATATCCGACATCTGCTAAATATGAAAATGGAGCTTACAGTTACGTTGAATTTGCAGTAGATACAACACTCGATGCAAGTACATTTTGTGGAGCACTTGAAATTGCACTGACAAAAATTCTCGTAAGATTTGTTGGAAAGCCATTTATCTATGTAATACCGCACAATCCATCCGCCAGTGCTGATATTGATACTTTTTTTAATAGTGCAAAAGAGATTTGCAAGAAATATGGAGTACCTGTAGTTGATATTCGTAAAGTTGGTTGCATGCCAAGAATTTATACGCTCTCTGGTAAAACTGATGGTACATCCGCATTCACACAAGATGGTGTGCATCCAAATCCATTAGGCTATCAATTACATTACGTCCCAGTAATTGCATCTGCATTAAAAAATATTATGTAATTGATTAACTAAATAAGAATATAGTTGATTAATTGAATATAGAAAAAAGGAGGAATAACATGGTAGGAAAACAAGTTACAGAGCTAAACGCATTGCCTAGCTTTACAGATAATAGCCTATTGCCTGTACACAATGGCGCAGGATTAAAAAAAGGTTTATTATCTCAATTAGCAAACTATCTAGGAACTAAATTTAGCAATCCGAATTTATTGATTAATCCGGACTTTAAAGTAAATCAACGTGCGCTTGCAACGTACAGTGAAAATGATTATTCGTTTGATAGATGGAAAATTTACAATACAACAGTAAAGCAATTAGGTAATGGGATAAGCTATAAAGGTGGAAGCGCAACAACTAACTCTCTAGGAAATTTAGACAATTATATAAGCCAAATATTGGATACTGAATTAAATGAGGAATTTACAATTTCGATAAAGGTGTCTTCTATTGTAGGTTCGTTCAGACTTGAAGCTATGAAAAAAGGAGGAGACAGTCTTCATGGTAAAGACGCTCTCATTGGAAAAAAAGAAATCACAACAAACGGAATCCATACGCTAACACTTGATGGTTCAAATGCACCATTAAGTATTATCAGATTTGGTACTACATCGCAAAGTGGGGCTTGTACAATCGAATGGGTTAAATTGGAAAAAGGTAAACACGCTACTGCTTTTATTCATCCAATTTATAGCGAAGAATACGTGAAATGTATGTGGTATTTTCAACCACTTGTCGGAGCTAGAAGCGGTTATGTTTCAAACGGCACTATCTACATTAATGTTCCGGAGGTTAATTCAATGAGAAATTCTAAACCATCTGCGAATAACAATAAGATGAATTTAGGCGGTTTTATTTATACAGGAACAAACACTTTAATCACGGTTAAAAGGTCAGATATTATCGGTGCTATGGTTGACGATTATAAAGAGTTACAGTTAAATCCTTCAAGCGAATTGAAGAATAAATTGAAAGCAATTGGAATTACTACGATTAACTATGATATTGAACCTAGTGGTGGAATTTATCTAGACGCAGAAATTTACGATGATGAATAGGAGAAGCGAACATGGTAAGAGTATATATTAACAAAGATTCAGAAAATAACATTACATCTATTAATTCAGAAATCTTCTTATCGCAAGAAGAAATTCAAACAATGACAGAAATTGACCAGGGGCAAGGAGATAAATATGCTCACGCTCAAGGTATGTATCTAGAAAAAGGACTAGTTGATAAATACGGTCGATATAACTACAAATATGTAAATAGTAAGGTGGTTGAGGTTGCAGAAGCAGATAAACCAACAATTGAAGAACCAAAAGCAGTGCCTACTGAGCAAGAGAAGATTAACGCACAATTAATGTTACAAATTGCACAGATAAAAGCTCAAATGAATGGGGTGAAGTAGTATGAGTTATGAATTAATCAAATCGTATTATGAATTAGGCTTATTTACAAAGAGTGATTTAGAAATGTTTGCTTCTATCGGTTGGATTGCAGAAGCTCAGAGAAAAGAATTAATTAAATAGGCTTTAAAAGCGTTTTAAAGGGCTTAAATGCCCTTTTTCTGTAGGAGGGCATATAAATGTTAAGTGAAGAAGAACAAAGGGAACAAGAACGTAAAAAAAGGCAAGAAGAGAGAAAGCAAGAACGCCTACAAAAGCAGATTGAGAAAAGAAGAAAGCTTGAAGAAAGAGAAAGAAGAAGCGTAAAGCGTGCTAGTGTATTTGAATTAGGCGTGATGATATTCATTTCAAATAAAATTCGTGAGGTTTTAGAGAAAAACGCCGAAGAAAATGCAAAATTTAATGAGATATTAGCAAAATCACTCGTAGATTTGCGTAAATTCACAAAAAAAGAATCAAAAAGCCTAAAAAAAGATGTAATTAAGGAATCTAAAAAGGACTTTGAAGAAAATAAGCAAGGAACATTAGAATTGATTCAAGAAGCAACCAAAAAAAAGATGGATGGAAGCATTGCAAAACATATTGCGTATGTGAATCCACAAAAGGACACTGCAAAGCGTTGGAAAAAATATATCAAGACAAGTGCTAACACGTATGCAATCGGTAAAGATAAACTACCGGTATTCTTTACAAAGGTAGTTCAAGAAGAAGTTAAAAATGTAGTAGGTGGCAAATGCACAATTGATGATTCTTGTAGAAAAGCTATTTCTAAACTAGCAGACAGTGGCGTAAAGATTGTTGAATATGATACAGGCGTTAAAAGAAATGTGGATGTATGGGTAAGACAACAAATGCAGTACGCAGAAAAGGAATCATCACAAGAAATTAACAATAAATACGCTAAAGATATGGGAATTACTGTATTCGAGTTTGACGCTCACGCAAACGCACGCCCAAGTCATAAGAAGTGGCAAGGGAAACGATACGACACGCAAGGGAAGCTATATCCTAGCTTGTTTCAGTTGACGCATGGAGAAGAAAAAGATTATGGATGTAAGCACTTTGCACAACCTGTATGGGATGTGGATATGCCTTATGCCTACACAAAAGAACAGTTAAAGAATATTGATACAAAACCTTTCACATTCCAAGGGAAAAAATATGAAGGATATGAAGCTAGACAGTACCAAAGAGAACTAGAAAGAAATATCAGAGCGTTAAAAAGGGAAGTAATCTTATTGGATAATCAAGGACTAGGCAGTACAGAAGCCAAAATCAAGCTAAAACACGCAAATGCAGTATATAAAGCTTTCAGTTCTGAAATGGGAGATAGAGTTCACAACGATAGGCTTAGAATCGGATAAAACGCTCACATTGTGAGCTATTATTCAATATAAAATATAGTTAGCCAAAACCATACCGGAGAAGATTCGGTTTATAAAAGACTTTAGGAGGGCACATGAAAAACATTATTGAAATTTTAAAAGAATCAAACATTGAATTAACCAAAGAACAAGAGGAGTCAATTACAAAGCTAGTAAATGACAACTATAAGACGATTGCAGAGTTCGACAAGCAAAAAGAAAAGCTATCTTTAGCAGAGAACAATGCAAAGGAAATTCAAACAAAGTTTGATAATTTCAAGAAAAGCTATGATGGAGTTGATGTAGAAGAATTGAGAAATAAAATCAATACATTGACGAATGATATTGATACTCAAAAGACTACATACGAAACTCAGATTAGCAAAATGAATCTTGATTCTGTATTAAGTGCAAAAGCTAAAGAATACGGATGTAAAGATTTCGATTTAGCAAAATCACAATTCAACTATGATGATTTACTGAAATCAAAAGACCAAACAAATGATATTGACAAAGCTTTCAAGAATTTGAAAGAGAATAAGCCAATTTTATTTGGAGAAGAACAAACTGAGCCTACTGTTAAAGGCAATATTGTTGGAAACAGTGGACAAGGAGCAAACCCAAACGCCGAAGATTTATTATTAAGACAAGTAATGGGTTTAACTACAGAGAAGAAATAAGGAGGATTAATTAATAGCAAATGAAATTGCATTAGCTAAAACGTATGTCTCAAATCTTGATGAGGTTTACAAATTAGCTTCAGTAACAGGTGATTTAAACGCCGACGCTACAATGGTTAGAGCAGGAGCAAACGCAAAAGAAATCATCTATCCACAGATTGCCGTTAAAGGTTTAGGAAACTACGACAGAAACAATGGTTATACATCTAACTCAGTTAAATTGGAATGGAAAACTGCAACATTCGACTACGATAGAGGAACTAAAATCTCAGTTGATACACAAGACAATGCAGAATCAATGAATATTGCGTTCGGTAGAGCAGGAGCAGAATTAATGCGTACAAAGGTAGCACCGGAAGCGGACGCTTACACATTCGCTAAAATTGCCGGTACAACAGGAATCACAAAAGTTTCAGAAGATTATGCAAGTGCAGAAGAGTTCTTGAGTGCATTGTTAAAAGCGGTTACTAAAATGGATGAGGATGAAGTGCCAAGTGAACAACGTATCTTGTATTCTACTCCTACATTATTGAATAGCGTTAAAGCTTTAGATACTTACAAATCACGTGAAGCTTTACAAGGATTCGCAAAGGTAGTTCCTGTACCTGCTAGTCGTTTCTATACAAAGATTAAATTGTTGAGTGGAGCAGATACAGAAGCAGAAGGTGGATATACTAAAGCAGAGGATGGACACGTTATCAACTTCTTGATTGTTCATAAACCTTCTGTTATGAAATGGGATAAACACACTGTTTCAAATGTAATTCCGGCAAGCAATAACATTGAATCAGATTCAGATGTATTGAAATATCGTAAGTATGGAATCGTTGATGTATACGCAAATAAGGTAGCAGGTATTTACTTATCTGCTAGTGCTAAGTAATGGCGAAAGAAATCGGATGGGGTTATCCTTCTAAAGTTGAAAAGTCTAAAAAAGGTAAACCTCAAACAAAAAAAGAGGAAGCTAAACCTCAAAAAGAAAAATAGCATAAAAAGGGGGTTGTAAAATGAACAACATTTTAGATTGGGAATATTACAATTCCAATTTTCCTAAATTCGATGAAAATCAATTCAATCAGTATTCTTACAAAGCCGAAGCAATGGTATTGAAGTATGTGAATGTTGGTTCTATTAATGAACAGAACGAAGATACTTTAAAAGATTGTATCTGTGATGTCTTAAACAATGTAATCTTTCAAGATTCAATTGATGGTGTATCAAGTATTTCAAACGGTGGATATTCCAAAAGCTTTATAAACACTACACACTCAGACAGAAGAAACACGCTTGAGGATATTATAGCCTTTTGGTTAGGCGATACAGATTTAATGAAAGAAAGATGGATTGCATTATGATAGGATTCTTTGACGATTCAATCACACTTGTTAATCACTACTACGATACATTGACAAGAGAAGATAGGTTTCAAGCTTATATTCTTGATAAATGTATGTGGAGACAATCTACTATTAGGACTGCAAATGGTAATATTCTGAGCATAGCCACATCCACAAATATTACCATTCTGTATCGTGAGGGATATATTGAACCTTACGCATACGCAAAGCTTTCAAATGATGAGAAACAAAAACACTTCACATTAAATACAGATAAGACAGATTTCGTGTTCTTTGGAGAAGTGGAAGAAGATTTATCCACAATTAAAGCAATAAACGAAGCTAAAAAGAAATACAAATGGACAACAATTCAGAGCGTAACAGATTGTACGAATGTCGATATGTTGAAGCATTGGGAGGTTGTCGGTCAATAGGAATGAAAGTCAAACTTGATGTTGAATCAATACCCAAAATTAAGCAGTCAAGAGGACTTGAAGAACGTGGACGAGTACAACAAATGATTGATTCTGAGGTCATTAGGCTTATGTCCCCCTATACGCCTAGAGACACAGGAGCATTGATTAACTCGGCTACACGATTAACACAAATCGGTAGTGGATTAGTAAAGCAAGGTGGGCCAAGTGCTCCATATGCTAGACGGTGGTATTACAACGAAGAGAATGCTCATTTCGTAGGAGGTAAAACAGACCATTGGTTTGATAAAGCTATGCGAAATGGTGGAGCAGAGACAATCTTAAAGAAAGCACAACAAATGATAGGAGGTAGTGAATGACAGTATCAAAAGCATTGATTCAGTGGCTATATGGCTATGGAAATATACAGATAGATGAACGTATTGAAACGGATGTTTTAGCGCAACAAGCTATCTCTTATGCATTGTATAAAGAACCTAATGCAATTGTAGATACATACATTGACGGCTCTCAAATGCGTACTGAATACTACACATTTCTAGCTCGTAGGAATACACAGATTGAATCAGAAAGACAAGACAATAATGTTTTTCTAGAAGAATTAGAAAATTGGATTGATGAAAAGAATTTAAACGGAGAATTGCCACAACTAGACGGAAACAGATATTGTCAAGATGTTTCCGTTTCAAGTGGTTTATATCTATATACAAATGAGGATAATCAAGCAGTATATGCGTTGACTATTCAAATTAAATACAGAAAGGAGCTTAATTAATAGCAACTCAAGGAACTGAAGTAAATACAGGACAGACAGTCAAGAAGTATATGATTGGATTGTTCTTAGAAATGGGAACAGGTTACAAGCGAATTAAGAAGTCTACAACTTTAGATATTTCGTTTAACAGTGAAACTGAAACGTATGACTTTATCGCAGATAAGAACCCAACAGAATCATTAAAGAGTTATTCACCTCAGATTTCGCAAGATTTAACAATGATTAAAGGCGAAGATGATTTTGAATACATTTACGAACAAATGATGAAATCCGTACCAAACAACGAAGAAGTAAATACAAAAGCTTTACTTGTATTCATGTTTGACGGAGACAAAACTAAAGGCTATAAAGCGTGGGAAGTTGACGCTAAATTGATTTTCGATACATTAAGCGGTGTCGATTCAAAAATCAACTTCAATATTAACTTTGCAAGCGATATTCGTGTCGGTGCTGCAAAGGTAGCAGATGGAACAGTAACCTTCACAGAAGGTACATCAGAAGTATAAAGAAAGAAGAGGTAAATCATGAATAGAATCACGTACGAAGGAAAGCAGTATGAAATCCCACCTAAAACAATTGAAGTATTAAAAGCAGAGGATGCTTGTAATGCATTTCACGCTACACATGAAGAAGCATATCGAGCAAAATTCGACTATCTGAAAACAGTATTAACAGATGAACAAATTGAAAGCATGTTAGGAAGTGCAGACTTTGAACAGGTTGATTTGATGGAAGTATTGTATATTGTCAATTTGATTGATGATGAATATTCAAAGAAAACGGTTGAACAGTTAGAAAAGAAATTAAAAACAACATTCGGAACAAATGGAATGAAGCAATTTCTTGACGCAAGCAAAACTGTTTCTAGCATTTCGGCGAAGAAATGATTGATTTACGCATAAAAGGCTTGCCAAATAGCATTCAGTCGCTAGATGGCGAGCCTATTTTATTAAATACAGATTTTCGGTTGTGGATAAGATTCTATGAAGAATTAGAACGATTCAACAATCATGTTGTTGATGAAGTAGATTGTTCTTATTTATTCGCAGATGAACCACCTATCATAGATAAGCATATTTTAAAAGAGTTAGAACGATTCTTATATAACCCTTCTAGTACGCCTAGAAGTGATTCTACAGGCGTTAAGACTTTAGACTATGTACAAGATGGGGAATATATTTATTCGGTTTTTATGCAACTTTACGGCATTGATTTAACAGAATGCGATATGCATTGGCATAAGTTTCTAGCGCTAGCTAATAATATCGTTGGTGATTCAACTTTATGGGGATATGCAAAGAGTGTTAGAGGGTACGAAAAACCTTCAAAAAATGATACACAAGATAAAGCATATCAAAGAGCAAAAGAAGCGTGGTCTTTCCCAATCGAATTAACAATAGAGGAACAAGAAATGAAAGATGAATTCGATTCATATTTTGATGTTTAGAAAAGGAGGTGGCAAATTGAATATCAGACGGAACATTAAAGTTTGATACAAAGATTGATACAAGTGGTCTAGAGAATGGACTGAAATCCGTTCATGAAGTCACAAGTGGAGCTACAAATGCTATCAAAGAAACTTCAAAAGCGATTGATAAGTTAGGTTCTGATGGTTCAAAAGCACCACCAAAGATTAGAGATAAACTTAAAGATTTAAACGAAGAGCAAAAGAATACACAGACAGAAACGCAAGAAACAGGTTCTAAATTTGATGTATTTAAACAAGTAGGAAACAGTGCCTTAGAATCAATTCAAGGTGGATTTGATGGACTATTAGGAAAGATTCAGAATATTAGTCCGGAAGCTTCTGCAATCACTGAAACATTAACAGGATTAGGAGTTGGAGGTGTTGTAGGTGTTACTGCCGTAGCAGGAGCTATCGGTGGTATGGCACTAGCAATTAAGACAGGTGTTAACCAAGCTACAGAACTAGATGACGCTATGGCTAAATTCCAAGCTCAGACAGGTGCTTCAAGCAATGAAATGAGCAAATTTAAAAACATTGCTCGTGATGTTTGGTCTAATAATTTTGGTGAAGATATTTCAGATGTTGCCGATATGATGGGCAGAGTCAAGCAACAAATGCAAGGCATAAGTGACGTTGACCTAAAGAACGTGACCGAGGATTTATTAACTTTAAGAGATACATTTGATATGGATGAGAATGAAACTCTTAGAGGTGCTCAACAATTAATGAAGCAATTCGGAATCACTTCTCAAGAAGCTTTCGACCTTATGGCTACAGGTGCTCAGAATGGTTTAAACAAATCAGATGAGTTAGGCGACAACATTTCAGAATACTCCGGTAAATTCGCACAAGCAGGATATTCGGCAGATGAATATTTCCAATTAATGCAGAATGGATTAGATGGTGGAGCTTATAACCTTGATAAAGTTAATGACGCAATCAACGAAGTTACCACAAGGTTAGTTGATGGAACTATTGAAGGAGCTTTAGATAGTTTTGATACCAAAACACAAGATGTATTTAAGGCATGGCAAGAAGGAAGAGCAACTCAAAAAGATGTTGTGAATGCGATTGTAGAAGATATTTCAAAGACTACAAATGAACAAGAAAAGTTGAATAAATCTGCAACGGCTTTCGGCACAATGGGAGAAGATTTCAACGCCGGATTCATTCAGTCCTTAACGACAGTAGGGAATAAATATAAAGACGTAGAAGGGGCAATGGATAAAGTTAAAGATATCGCAAATGGTGGCTTAAAGAACGCTTTAAGTGGCTTAGGACGCGCATTTCTTGATTCATTTACTCCAATAGGCGAACTTATTACCCCTATTCTTGCAGGCATTGTAGGATTAATTACAGTAGCAATTCAAGGCATTCAACAAGGATTTGCTAAAGTTGGTGATGTAATTTCAAGCGTATTAAGTAAGATTGATACAAGTGGAATTACAGAATTAACAAATCAAGTTTCCGAAGTGTTAGCTCCTGCGTTTGATGAAGTTAGAAAAGCTATTGATGAAATGAAAGTTGCGCTTGAACCTATTGCAAAAGAAATCTTAGGTAAAATTGGTAACGCAATTCAAAATGTTGTTAACCAAGCTCAAAAGATTCTTAGCGTTGTAGGACCACCGATTCTAGCAATCATTAAGAAGATTATTCAAACAGTTATCGGTATGATTCCTGTAATAACATCTATTCTTCAAGTAGTTGGAAGTGTGGTAAGTGGAATCATTTCATTTATAACTATGGTTGTGAAGTATGTCGGAACTGCAATTGCAACAATACTAGGATTTATCATGCCTATTGTTCAAATTGTTGCTACAATCGTAGCGAATATTTGGTCTGTAATATTAACGGTTGCTCAAAATATTTGGAGCAAGATTAGCGAAGTGGTTACTGCAATTATTGGATTTGTCAACAATTTGTTTAAGACGGTTTCGGATATCATAAACAATATTTGGAGCAAGATTCAAGATACAATGAACAGAGTAGGAGATAAAGTTAAAGGTGTTATTGATAATATCAATAAATATTTCAATAATATCAAATCTACGGTTTCTGATGTATTCAATGGCATTTGGGCTAAAGTTCAAGGTGTAATGGATAATGTAGGAAATAAAATTTCAAATGTTTTACAAGGAATACAAAATTCATGGAGTGGTTTAAAAGGATTTGTAAGTGGTGTATTTGGTGGAATTGAAGGAGCAGTTAGTTCGTTAGTTGGAAGTGTAAAAGGAATGGTAAATGGTGTTATCGGTGGCATTAACGGTGCAATCGGTATCATCAATAAGATTCCCGGAGTTCACATTGGAAAGATTCCAAGACTAGAGCGTGGTGGTGTATTGAAGCGTGGCCAAATCGGTTTATTAGAAGGTAATGGAGCAGAAGCGGTTGTACCTTTAGAAAGAAATAAAGCATGGATTCGTGCCGTAGCTAAAGATATGGCTCAAATCATGCCTAGTGTAACCACAAACAACAATGGGCAGACTATCAACTTCTACAATAAAGCTCAAAGTCCGGATGAAATCGCTCGAATGTTACGCATGCAGGCAAGATATGGATATGGAGGTGTAGTTCAATAGATATCAATAAAGTAAGAGTTATTGTCCGTAGGGATGATGGAAAAGAATTTGAAATCGACAACCAAAAAAGATGGAAGATTCCTTCAAGTAGTGGTTTAGATGGATTTGATTATGTAGCACCTTCATATACAACTCAAGACAATGCATTCGGAAACGGTGCTAGATTAATCGGTTCACGTATTCCTACAAAAGAAAGAAGCGTGAAAGCTACCTTTAAAGGCTCACTAGAAGAAAAAAGAGAAGAAAGGGAGAAGCTACGGCGCTTCTTCCAATATTCTCATATATTTGATGTGATAGTCGAGTACATGGGAGAAAAGAAATATTGCAGAGGTAGATTATATGCGTATAGCTTACCAACTGCTAACATCTACAAAGAATTAGAACTTGACTTTACGATATTATGCACACAACCTTTATTACTTTCATTTGATGATTTTGCAATGAATATTGCAGAAATTGGGGAAGGTTTAGCGTTCAATTTTGAAATACCGGAAACAGGCGTAAACTTTGGAACATTTACATTCGCTAGAGAAATCTATATTGATAATCAAGGCGATACAGAAACATACTGTAGAGCAGTTATTGAAGCATTTGGAGATGTAACGAATCCAAAACTATTCAATAAAGATAAATATATTCGTGTATTAGATACACTACACAATGGTGATGTATTAGAAATTGATTTAGTTTCTGAGCCTATTTCGATTAAAAAGAATGGTGTGAATTGTATCGGCAAAGTTGACAGAACCTCATCATTCAATGATATGACGATTCATTTAGGTGAGAATATCATAGGATATACGGCAGACAATGGAGATACGAATCTAGCTTGCACGGTTTATTACAATGAAAGGTATTTAGGTTTATAGTATGTCTTATTTTGGATTAGATAAAGATTTCAATATTGTTACACATCTAGCACCTTATAACGTGCAGTGGAATCGGCGATATTATGAAACAGGAGATTTCGAGATTTATATTGATATAGGGCAGTATTCAAGCAATATCAAATATATTTATTCGACTGAGGATAAAGAGTTAGGAATTGTAGAAATACCACATTATTCGGTTTCAAATAACACGAAACAAATGTTGCTAAAAGGCTCTTTCTTTGAAAAGATACTAGCAGATGATTGTATTTATCCTACATTTGCAAGTAGTGGAAAGATTGTTGATGTAGTAAAAAAGCTATTAGACAAGTATTGCTCATGGAAAATGGGATATAGATATGATGAATCCATCACAGATAGAGTAGACTTTCAAGAAACAGGAGAGAACCTTGATAAGAAGTTATATGAGTTACTCTATCCGTTAGAATTGTCGTTCCGCATAGAATATGACTATGTGTCAAGTACGTTCACATTCGTGTTGTATCGTGGTCGTGACTTGACTCAGAACAATGCAGATGGAAACAACTTTGTTACATTCTCTACAGAGTTTGGAAACATTGAAGAACCGGATGTTATGATTGATTCTAGTAAATACAAGAACTATGCAATCATTTGTGGTGAAGGACAGTCAGAAGAGCGTATTTATGTAGAATATGACGCTAGAATAGATAAGAATGAAAGAATTAAAAAATTGTTCGTAGACGCACGTTCTGAGCGTATGGGTGATGATGTGACACTTGAGGATTACAAGAAAGCATTGATTCAAAAAGGAATTGAAAAACTAGCGGATTGTCAAATTGAAGAGAATGTGAATTTCAATTTAAATACGGATTCATACGAATACAAGGTTGATTATGATTTAGGTGATAAAGTTGATGTTATAGTGGCAGATATCGGTTTAGTAATGACGGCAAGAATTAGAAATATATTTGAAGTCATTAAAAGTGGATATAGAACCTTAGAATTAGAGGTTGATAATTTAAAAATCATGTAAGGAGTGAATTTAATAGAAAAGAAAAATGGAGGATTTAAACAAATAGCAAGAAGTATGTTTTTTCTAGATAAGATTAATGCAATGTGTGGTGTTGCCGTAGCCGTATTAACATACGTATTAGGTGAACATTGGTATTTATTCGCATTCTTCTTATTTATGAATGTAGTGGATTATATTACAGGGTGCATGAAATCGGCTATCGCTCATAAAATCAATAGCAACAAAGGTTGGACAGGTGTTTTAAAAAAGCTAGGCTATTGGATTATGATTGTTGTTGCGTTCACATTTAGTGCATTTCTAGTAGAAGTAGGAGAAATTCTAGGAATTGATTTCCATGTATCTACATTGTTAGGTTGGTTTGTGTTAGCTTCGTTATGTATTAATGAATCTCGTAGTGTTATGGAGAATTTATTACAATGTGGTTACAATGTACCAAAAGCATTAACTAAAGGATTAGAAGTAGCAGATAAACTCATTAACGAAAACGAAGAACAAGACAATGACGAATCAAGTACCTTGGAATAAGATTATTCTTGAAGAATTTATTAATCTAGCTTTATTAACTAAAGATGAAGAAATGATTCTAAGAACTAGAATATACGGATGGACAGTCAGAGAACAAGCCGATAGATTAAATATGAGTGTTTCTAGCGTTAATAGAATCATCAAAAAGATTAAGAACAAGTATGATGAAGTAGAGAAGTATAGCGCAGTCCTACCACCAAGAAAAAGCAGTGAAAAAGAAATGTATCTAGATAAGAATTAAGAGGTTGAAAAACCTCTTTTTTTTTGACATTTATCTGATATTAATGTGAAAACAAACTGAAACTGCCTATGAATATAATTATGAGTGTAAAGAGGTGAGCGAAATGTATAATCCAATCAATGACAGAATTAACAATTTAATGAATCAAAAGCAGATGATTGAATCACAGTTACAAAACATTCAACAGTTAGCAAATATTCCACCTATTAACATAAACAACCAAATCACGCCTAACATGGCATTGAATGATTTCAATGGAAAATGGGTTAATAATGAGCAAGAAGCAAGGAATATGATGGTGAATGGTTTGCCTAGTATTATGCTAGATAGAAATGATTCAGTATTCTATATGAAGTCTTTAGACGGCAGTTTCAAAAAATACAGATTCCAAGAAGAAACAGAGCCAAAGAAAGACAACATAGAACAACGCTTAGACAAGCTAGAAGCTATGATATTAGGTCTAACAAACGGAAGTAATATAAATACAAAGGCAGAGAAAGAAACGCCTAGAAAGGAGCTTAAAGCGTGAATCCTTTAATGAATATGATGAACCCTCAACAAATGTTATTGGGTATGTTACAACAAAGAAATCCACAAGCATTTAATCAAGTTCAACAATTAATGCAAAGTGGACAGAATCCCCAAGTATTGCTTAACAATATGATGGGACAACTAACGCCACAACAGAAACAACAGTTTGAAAATGTGGCTTCTCAGTATGGGCTAAAACGCTAATTGCGTTGAAAGGAGGAAATATAAATGGAAAGCATGAATGGTATTCAACCAATGTACGATTTAGCAGACAGAAACAACAATGAATTTGGTGGAGGATATTGGATTTGGATTATCCTTTTATTCTTACTATTTGGTGGAAACTGGGGTAACAATGGCAATATGCAGAATGACGCATTAATGAATCAAGAATTTATTAAGCGTGATTTATTCAACACAAATCAGAATGTATCTAGCCAAGGCTATCAAAATTCAAGAGACATTTTAGAAAGCCGATACACTACACAATTAGGCTTACAGAATCTAGGTCAACAGACTCAAGAATGTTGTTGCGTGAAGCAAAGAGCGATTGATGGAGTAAATGCACAAAACTTTAAGAACACGTGTGATATTACCACTGCAATCCACTCAGAAGCCGAAGCAACAAGAGCATTGATTAATGCTAACACAATGCAAGAATTGCGTGATAAATTAGCAGACAGAGATAGAGATTTATTGACTGCGAACTTCCAATTAAGTCAACAGGCGCAATCTGCAAATATCATCAATACATTGCAACCAACGCCAAAACCTGCATATCTTACTTGCTCACCTTATTATGCGTATAATATGACAGGTTGTGGATGTAACCAAATCTAGCTCGAAAGAGATTAGGCAATAGCCTTTGGATTATAGGGTAGTCGAAAGGCTACCCATTTATTTTATATAGGAGGAAAAGAAAATGATTAATAGTATAGCAACGGCAGTACAGACAGTAGCAAACGGACAAAATGTATTATTTCCAACGGACAGAGTAAGAACGAAATCTTGTCAATGTGCTTGTAAAGGTTGGCTTGCTCATGATGTAGGAAGTGGACTATTTACATTGACGAAACAAGGAATTTATGAAGTAGAATATACGGCAGACATCACAAGTGCAACAGTAGGAGTCGCTTCTTTAGAGCTAGAACAGAATGGAGAAGCAGTAGGAGGAACAGAATCTCTATATAATGTAGCTACTGCAAGTGCATATGGAAATGTTAGTGGCGCAACATTGATTCAAGTACCTTGTGGAGCTTCTTACACAATCACGCTAGGAAATAACAGTGGTTTAGATTTATCTGTTCAAAATGCAAATATCATCATTAAGAAATTAGCGTAGGTGTATCATGCAAGAGGTTAGAAAAAGGAATCTAGACCTCTTAACAGAAGCAATGAGAGGACTAGAAAAAGGATACAATGATTTAGATTTTAAAGTCATGAGCCAAGCTTTAGACAATATCAAAGACATTGATACAATACTAGCTATGGATGATGGAAGAACGGCTATAAATGCATTAAAAACAAATGATACAGATATTGAAGGAACGGAAATTGATGATAATATTGCATTGATGAATAGCCATTTTAGGAAATACATAGAAGCTAAAAAAGAATATAGAAAAGATAACAATGAAATTGATAAACGAAATTCGATTCGTGAATTAGAAGCTTTTTTGAATGCTATGTATGGAATCTTAGAAGAAATGAAAACATCTAGCGATTTTCAAGAAGAAAGAGAAATGGTCAGAGATAAATTAAGAGAAATGTTCTCAGTATATCAGTAATAAAAACCTCTTTTATGTGCTATAATTAGTGCATAAAGGAGGATTTTTTTAATAAATTATCAAAATTTCAAAAAAGCCGTATTAGGCAAAGCATTCGACATTGACGGATACTATGGTTCGCAATGTTGGGACGGATTCGCAAAGTACATGATTGATTTAGGCTATCAAGCTATTCATTGCACAACGAGTAAATTTGTTAAGGACATTTGGAACAACAGAAAGACAAACGGAATCTTAAACTACTGCAATGAAGTTTCAATTATGCAACCTGGAGACATTGCCGTCTTTAAAGAAGTAGCAGGATGGACGCCATACAGTCATATTGCTATTTTTGATTCAGATATTGACGGTAAATTTGGATGGTTCTTAGGACAGAACCAAGGTGGAAAGAATGGAGCATTTACACTTTGCAAATTGCCTTATTACGCAACGTTTGATACCGCATTTAGACCTAAATGTTTCGCAAATAGTGGAGCTACAAGTCCAAGCATTCCACAACCTGTGGAAGCAATCGACCAAATCTTACACGCAGGAAGTTACGTAACATCAGTTCAAATGAAGATTGGCAATCAAGGATTGAAAAACATCAATAACGAGACTTGTGCTTATTTACCACAATTAGGCGGTTTGTTTCCAATTCGTATGGTTGACAAAGTTCGCTATTCTGATGGATATAATGATAACGTATTGCATACAACAAATGCCGTTGTCTATGTAACTAGAATTCGTGTTGATGAAGTCAATGTGCAAAAGAATCTTGCAAAAATCGGTGGAATTTGGGTAAATTGTGACCCATTAATTGAAGTAGCATAAATTACATATAAAACCTTAAACTATTTTTCGTATATTAGACCGTATAATTTTGTACGGTCTTTGTTTTTATGTGCTATAATTTATATGGCTTTGAGGTTAATATACATTTTGATATTAATTTATGGTAGCTCTGTTTATACAGGGCTTTTTTTATTTTCCTAAAAAAACACTTTACAAGTACATACTTGTATGCTATACTATATATGTGGTCAGAGATAAGGAATATTTGTTTTAGGAGGTAAAATATGAAAACAAATGAAAAAAGCAATCACAAAGCAGAACGAGCTAACATCTACTTAGAGATTGCTAAGAATGTTATTGAGATTATAGTGTTAATAATAACATTCATCAAGAGTTTAGGGAATTAATTCCCTAACTCTTTACTTCATTGTACCACATAAAAGGAGGAACAAGGAATGGAAAAGCTAGAAAAAATTAAAATGATTTTAGACGCAATTATTATTGTATTATTAATTGCAATATTGATTGTATGGTTCGTTAAGTAATATATAAGGAGGACGCAAGAAATGATAGATACCGCTAATGCAAAATGGGACTTCTCAAAAGAAGAAAAATATGTTATTAAATGGTTCAATGATAATGGATTTAACGGAAAGATAATAAAACAATATGTAAGCAAGACAATTTTTGAAATAGAAAAAGACAACATAGTTGATAAATTTGAATTACCTCAAGGAATTGTGTTTCACAATATATCATCCTACATGAAACAATTCCAAAAAAACTGGGATATGATATGTGAATTACACAAATTGAGACAATTGAATAGGAGGAAACAGAAATGACAAATTTAAAACAATTGCAAAAGGTATGTAAAGAAGTAAATGAAAAGATGGATACAGTTAATGAAGAAGAATTGAAAGAAATCGTAAATGGATATTACAAGAATGATGTAATATCTTGCAGACAATGGGATTTCTTAATTGGCTACATTGAAAGAAAAGAAAAGATTAGTGATAATTTCGCATTTATGTATAGCGAATAGGAGGTATCATGGTTTCAGAAGCAAAGATTAGAGCTAACAATAAATCGAATAAGATTAATACAACGACGGTTTGCGTTCGTTTAAGTTACAACACGGACGCAGACATCATAAAGAAATTAGATGAAGTTGATTCTAAAATGGGATATATCAAAAAATTAATCAGAAAAGATATGCAGACTAAAAAAAAATAGTCTGTTTTCTTTAAAAGTTCTTTACAAGTACATACTTGTATGCTATACTATATATGTAAAAAGTACTTAGGTACTAGGAGGAACAAGAAATGAAAAAAGAAGAGTATTTAGATGAATATCGATTAGAATTATTTGGAATGAGTAATGAATATCTGTTATTTGAATTAGGTTATATTGCAAAAAAAATAGGAAGATTTGAAAAAATGAATGAACATGACCAAAACACAGATGCGATTTTAGAAAAATATAGAAAGCAGTATAAGGTATGTGAAGAATATATTTTATCAAGAATGAAATAAAGAAAAGAGGAACAGGAAATGACAAATTTAGAAAAGGCAGTACAGATAATTGTAAACGACTATAAAACAACACTTCAAAATGACTATTCGGATTGGGATATTAATTCATGGTCAGATATGATTGAAGCATTTGGGCAAGATTCAAGAGGTGTTAAAGAAGATGTTATTTATGTATTAATGGGAGCAAATATTTATTTAAATGATGATTGTGAATTAGAGGAACAAGATGGTACTACAATTAGCTACAGAAAGTTAATGAATGAAGTTAGAAAAGAAATGAAAAATAGAGTATTTAAATAA